ATGGAACATATAATAGAATATGATCTTATTGATGATGATCAATATAAAGAAGAAATAATAGACATTATGAATATTTTACAAATATATAATAATAATATATCTAATTTTATAAAAAAAAAAAAAGATTCTGGTAATATAATGGAGAAAATTAGAATTAAATTAGGTAATAAACCTAACTCTAAAGAACAAATTTATAGAAATTGTAAAGTAAAAAAGATAGAATATATTGATTCTGAAGATAAAACAAAAAAATTATTTGTAACCGCTTTATGTATATATAATAATAATGATGAATTACTATTAAAAAAAGAATTAAAAATTGTAAAAACTATTAATACCAAACAAGCTATATTAAATTTAGATAATGAAATACAGAATAATTCTATAATTATAAAAATGAAAAATTTATTAGATAAAATAAATAATTTAAATAATCTACCTATTAATGATACCGAAATTTATGAACAAAAACATACTATATTAACTAAAGAAGAGATAGATAAACTCCAAAGTAATTATCAAAAAGAATATTCTATTTTAAAAGATCAGTATAATAATTATATTACTTTAAGAAATAATTTATATAAAGCTAATCAATTCTTATTTTCACAATATAATTCTAACGTAAAAAAAATAGATGAGGAAGAAAAATATCTAGATTATAAATTAAATAAAAACTATACTAAATTATTAGACAATCATAAAACTTTTACAGAATTTTCTGAAAAATTATCTGAGTCAGAAGTTAAAATTAAAGAAAAAAGATATTTACAAGAATATTTTGATTCATATTTAGAATTGAGTAAAATCAATGATATACTTGAAAAAAGTGAAAGTAATATTTCTATGAATAATATTTTTTTAAAAAAAAAAAACTTAATGGATTATTATGATAATAATATTTATATTTCAGATGATAAAGAAATGAAAGTTGTAATAAAATATAAAAATCAATTTGACGATAAAAAAATCTTAAAAGATTCGTCTATAAAATATGAGAAAAAAAAAATTGAATTTGTAAACGATGATTCAGAAAATTATCCAAAAATTGTAGAAATAGAATATCTATTTAATAATAAAAATAGAGAATATTTAATTATATCGGATCAAGCTAAACCTGATAATCCTGGGTATTATAGTGATGAATATATAATGAAAAGTTCTATTGAATCAAATAAGTACGAAGAATTAAAAATGTATCCTGATTGGAGAATAAAATTAGATTATACATATATTAATTATACAATTAATTCTAATGGAATTTTCATAGTTCCAATAATTATTGACAAAAATCATTTCGCATCTGTTTATCATTATTATTATTATATGTTATTTAATGATAATAAAGATATAGATGGTAAATTAGTAGCACAATATCAGAAATTTGCGAATTCATTACTTCTTAATTTACAAGGAACAAACTCTAAAAAATCTATTAATGAAATTTATGAAATTATATCTTCTTGTGAATTAAAAACAGATAGAGAAGATTTTAATTATAATAATATAATAAATAAAGCTTTATTTGCTCAATATTATCAAAATGATACTTTACTAGATATTCTAAAAAAAACAGAAGATTCTGTATTAATTCGACCCAGTAATTATATTAAAAAGTATATAATAGAATTCAATTTAATGATAATTAGGTATTTATTAAAAAATGAAATTTATTTAAAATTAGGAAATATCGATTATTCAAATTACGTTAAAGATAAAGCAGATTTAGAAATATTAAAAAAATCAAATAATTTATATAAAAAATATTCTGAAATAAACTTAGATAACTCAAATTTTATAGAATCAAATCATACACATAGTTTTAGTAAAATACTGGAAGTTGATAATAAACCAAGCATTAATCATCCAAAAAAGGAAATTTTAGAAAGTTTAGGAATTACTAATCTAGACGATTCTGAAGATTTAAAATTAATTTATGATAAAATAGATAACGAAGATCTGGAAACTAAAGTTATTAGAATAGAAAAATATATAAAAAAAAATCCGACTTTAAAAATTATACATCAACCATATCAAGGTGATTGTTTATTTTTTTCAATAATAGAAGCTATGTATGAAAATAATATAGAACCATATGACTTTAATGATAAGAATAATGATTCAATATTTAATAACGTAGAATATGTTTCTGTAAATCCAATGCATAAAGAAGACCTACAACCACGACACACAAAGGCTGTATTAAATCTTAGAGAAATTTTAATGAAAAAATTAGAAGATAATTTATCAATTATGAGTGATGAAATTTTAAAAACAATTTTTTCTATTATTAAAATTGATTATGGTACAATTGAAGAATATATATCTTTTATGAAAAAACCTAAGATTGCTTGGGGAGGAGAAATAGAAATAATTTTAGCCAGTGCGCTTTTTAATATTGATATCAAGGTTCATTCTGTTTTTAAAGATTCAGAACCTTCTATACAAACTTTTACTTCTCAATATTCTAAAAAATTATTTCCAAATGGATTAGAGAAAAATCTAGATTTCAGTAAAATTCCAGAAATAATTTTAGGGTATTTGAGTCCATCTCACTATGTAGTACTAATAGAAAGTAAAAATTTATCTGGTGGTTTTATAAAAAATAATGAAATATTATGGGAAAAACGTACTTATTGGATAACTGATATTACACATAATGATAAAATATATAAAATTGCGTCATTAATTACTAAAAATCATATAAATAATACTACTAATATTGATCCGGAAGGTATATATGACATTAAAAATGAAAAATTAATTTTTGATATTGATAAAGAGTTATGGAATGAATTATCAAATATAACTCAAAATTATTATAAAAATAATGTTAATAATAATCCTAAAAATAATTTAAATATAGTTATCAAAAATTTTTATATTAATGCTATCAATAATGATGTATTTAATCCAAATAAAGGAAATAAAATTGTAGGTAAATTAGTTATTGATAAAGGTGATGAAATTATTAACAGTAAAATTAAATTTTTTTAAATAGTTAATCAAAAAAAAAAAATTTGATTTGTAAATTAATTAAACTTAATTAATTTTATAAATTAATAATAATATAATGGATGTGCTCTATTTAGGACCTGATAAAAATTCATTGATATGGAATATAAATAATTTGAATAAAAGTATTTGTATTAAAAATGATAAAGAAAAAAAAGAAAGATTATTAGATTATTATAATTTAGATGAGAGACAAAGATATTTAGATATTATAGATTATTATAATTTCCTTGATAATTCTATAGATAATCTGAATACATGTCAGTTAATAAATATTAATGATTCAAATTCAAATACAAATAAATATCAAAATCATGAAATTTCCTATAATTTAAATAATAATGAATTCTATGATTCAGATAATTATTATAATTATGTTGGTGATAATTATACATTACTCGATGATGATACTAATTATTTAACTGACGATATTAATTTTTTAGAAAAATATATTGAAGAAACTTATAATATTCAAGAATTTGAAGAATATTATGATTATTATCAAGATAATGAAATTTATTGATTAATAATTATTAATTTTTCAACAAATAATGATATTTTAAAGATTATAAAATAAAAATCTAACAGTAATCTAATATAATATGTTTTTAATAGATAAAATAAATCTTTTTTATTTTTTACTATCATTATGTTTTGGATTATTTTTATGCTATATAACTTCTCCAATTCCAGATATAATAATAAAATATCCAACACCAGAAAATTCTGAGAAAGAAATTTATAAAGATAATGCTGATAATTGTTTTAGATTTAAAAGCATTGAAGTTAAATGTCCTATTCAAAAAAAAAAAATTTTGACTATTCCTATTCAAAATCAAGAATTAAAAGAACATTTTAAATTACACGAAAAGCATTTGAATAATAAATAAAATAAAATCTATAATTATTATAAATGACAATAGTTGATGATTTTACTAATACAAATCAGGGACGTATAATTATATCTATTATTTGGGGATTAGGACTAGCTACGTTATTTAGAAAAGTTTGTAAAGGTCGAAATTGTATTGTTATTAAGGCTCCTGATCCAGATAATATAAAAAATAATATATACGCTTTTCAAAATAAATGTTATAAATTTCATCCTGAAATAACTTCATGTAAAAAAAAAAATTATAACTTATAAGTAAAAAAACTTTTACTTTAGTATTGAAAGCATATCATTAGTACATAAAACTTATTTAATATTTTTTTTTTCTAGTATATATAGATAAATATAATTATCTATCTATAGATATAGTTATATATATATGTATAAATATATATTTATACATTTATATATATTTATGTATGTGAATTGTTTAAGACGTAAATTTAAAATTCATATTTAGAAATATAGTGGTAAGAAAAATATTTATATTGGAATCAAACAAATTATAATATATAAATTATTATTATATACGTTTTTTTCTATTTTTTTCTATATAATTATTATTATATATAATATGACAACTCCAATAAATCAATTGACACAAAATGATGATACTAATAATATGATGAAAGGAGATGATTCAAATAGTCAAATTGTAACTGAAATATTACAAGAAATTAGAGAAGATCACAATGAAAGACTACCTTCTACACAAAATTTACACATGAATGAATTATCTCAGCCGGATGAACCTAGTACTGAAAATAATTTATCTAATCAACAAATGTATCTGCAAACACAAAATCATCATTTAGAAAGACAATTTGATCCAAATGTTAATATGCGTGCGAGTGATATATTAAATTATCAAAATGAAAATCAATTTAATAATCATATATCAAATCAAATTATTACAAATAATGATTTAGACAAATCAAATTTAAAAACTAAGATTATTCAAATGATAAAAGAACCTACAATAGTAATTTTAAGTGTATTATTGATTAATAATATGTTTACTGATACTATTTTAAAAAAATATTTACCAAAAATATTTGGCGATATGGTTAAAACTAATATAAAATTTGGAGCACAATTTTTAAAAGCTATAGTAGTTGGATTAATGGTATTTTCTATAAAATTCTTTATGTAATAAATTCTTTATGTAATAAATTATTAATCTACAAAGTAGATTAATATTTAATAATTAATTTATAAATTTTATAAATAATTTATAAATATAATATAATAATAAATGAAATTAAATAATACCATTATTATAATCTTAACTATAATAACAGGATACCTTTTAATTCCACATTTATCCTCAATGTCTGGATTATTATTAGTAATTTTAATGTTAATTGGTTATGGTATCACAAAAGATTACATTATTTCAATATTTATTGCGACTATTATTACATATGTTATTGTTTTATTGAATACAAAAAAAGAAAAAAATAGTTCAATTATAGAAAAATTTAAAGGAAAAAAAAAAAAAAACTTAAACGCAAAAAAAACAGCTAAAAAAAATAAAAAAAAAAATATTAAAAATTTTTAAAATAATAATATACC